CGAGCGGAGCGTTGGCGATCACGAGCGAGATTTGCCCCGCGCTCGCGTCTGCCGCGATATGAGCGTTGGCCGCGTTCGTCTTGCTCGGATCAATCGGCACCGGAGCGTCGGTCGATGCCTGAATGGTTCCCGCTAGAAAGCCGTAATCAACCGGGGTGTATTCCCGCATCTTGTCGATGACATCTTCCGCCGCTGCGTCCCGAACCGCCTTCATGCGGGCTTCGGTTTCCCGGACCCAGGAGTCGACCTGAGCGGCGAAGTTCAAGTTATTGACGGCCACGGCTCACCGGATGTTCGCTAGATGGTCAATTCGGTAGGTAAGATTGCAGCGACAGTTCACCGTCTCTTCCAACGGCGCGTTGGGATCGAGCGGGTACCGCAGCGATGCGCCTGATGGCGATACGAATAACTCATTCAAACCGACACTCTCGCCGTCGAGCTCGCGATGCGTATGGCGTACCCGGTTATCGTGCGCCGAGTTCCAGACCTTGCGGACGCTCTGCGCTGCGACCTTCCCGCTCTCGACCGCCTGCTGATACGCTTCGAAATTCGCGGCCTGCACGGCCCGTAGCGTCTCGGTGCGGGCGATGTTCTCTGACCTCCACCGGATGGCTCGGTTCTGGTAAGCCGCGACGATCTTCTCGATATCCGCTGCGGCGATAGGGTTTCCCGCCTTCACAGCGCGTCGCACGATGCCGTCTAGGCGTTTGTCCCGCAGTTTATAGCCACCCGCCGCAAACTCGCTCAGCAGGGCGTTTGGGTTAGTTTCCAGCTTGTGTCGTAGATTTGCTGCCCACTGCATCTGCGTGTCGGTTAGTCCGATCATTCCACGAATGCTGCGCGCCGCCAACTTGGCTCCCTGCCCGCGCGAAAGACTGTCTGTCAGGGCCGTCCGTAGCATCGCCTTCGTGTCATCGCTCATGGCCTGCACGAATTGAGCGCCATATCGTTCCAACATCTGCTCACCCCGCAGGTGGCGAGCATTGAAGATGATATTGAGGCGCAAGGTCGCCATCTCGGCAGTCCCGGCCGCCTCAAATGCCGCCTCTCTCGCGGTCAGGAAGCCGTTGAGCGCCGCGGGCTGAATATTGGCTGCCCTCACCGCGGACTCGATGTCCCCACGCCTGAGAGCGTCCGCAACCGCATCCAGATCGATGTGGTTGCGCCAGTCGTTCAAGGCTTGGTCAAACGCCCGCCGCAGAACCGGCTCGAGCCTGGCTATCAGCTCTTCGAGCTGCTTTCGTGTGGTCGGCATCAATGCACCGATACGGTTTCAAATTCCGAAAAGTCGATCACGACCCAATCACCGTTCGGGAGCGGTGCGACGGCGCAGACGCACTCCAACACGTCATCGGTTTCGTCACCATCGCGGTCCAGCATGATCGCGAAGTGGACGATCTGTCCGGTATCGAGGATAGCGCAGGCTTCGGATCGGTTGATCGCGGTGACTTGCATCTATGCTCTCTGCGTTTGTCGGATGGCTTCCCGAGCCCGTCAGGGGTATGCTCGCCTCAACGCGCTCGTTTGCTAGATGGAGGCCACTATGCTGACCGGACCACTCTGCGCCGCTGCCCGCGCCCTCGTCGAGATCAGTCAATCCCGTCTGGCCGACAAAGTTGGAATCTCCGAAAGCGTCGTGGTGGACTTCGAGAATGGCAGTACTGGACCAGACGACGCCACGATCGAGCTACTTAAATCTAAGCTGGAAGAACTCGGGGCCGTATTCCTTCCCGATGGGAAAACAATGGGTGCTGGTGTGCGCCTCAAGTTCAATCGGTCTATTACCAGGCGTTTGGCGACGCTCGAAAACGAAGGCGGTCCATCACGAACCGATGACGTGCCCAGAGCGCTCGTCACCGACGTCAACCGGATTAAGCGGTACACCTGACGTCACATGCGACCTCTACAAGTCCACACCGCCTCTGCCGGGTCCGTGGACACGTCTTGCAGCGTAAATGTGATGTTGCTGATCGTGACGCGATCGCCTGGCTCGGGTCGCACGCCGAGTGACGTGGCGAGGATCAGAACCTTGCGGTCTTTCGCATCAACTAGCCCATTCGTCTTGTAGTAGTCGCTATAGCCCTCGACGATGGCCTTAGCAGCGTATGTGGCCTGCGTCGGCGGCAATGGGTCGGCAGGGTCCGGCGAAACGACAGGCACGTCTCTGGTCAGCACCGCGTCAAGAAACAGCGTTTTGAATGCGCTTCCTATTGTCCTGGCGAGGGAACCTGCGAGTGGTGATGCCATTAGTCTCTTACCCGCTAGAGATCATTCATCTGATGGAGGCAATCCGTGAGCGAACCCGAAGCCGACAACCTCAATAAATTCGCCATGCTGCGGTACGAAGGCCAGAACCACCGCTTCGATTCTCTTGCCGAGGCCAAGGCCGCTTGGGAACAGCTCACTCCTGCTCAGCAGGTGCACGCCACGATCGTGGCCGATGGCACGATGTACGAACAGGCTGAGATCGCGGAGATGACGCTTTAGGAGTGCATCCCCATGCCAGAGAACGAAGACAAGACATGCCGGCTACCAACCGAGAAGCAAAACGGCGGCCGCACCCTAGTCGAAGAAACCAAGAAGCGCATCAGCGAAGGGAAAGACGATGCCGGCCAATACCCGGCGTCCGGCAAGATTCCCGTCAAAGAGGAAGAGCAGCAGGCCGACAAATCAGAATAAGGCATGCCTCGGCTTCACCGGCCAGATCACGCCCTTGCGACAAATGACGATGTCGTTTTGCCCCTGGCGGACAACAACAAGCCGCTCAGTAGTCCGTCAATCGTGGTGAATGTCGTGGTAAGTTCGGCATTGTCGGCATATTCAACCTCCACCGATCCCGCCTTGAGCCGCTTCACCGCTCCGCCCCTTTCGAGATCGGGCGAGAGACTGCCCGGCTCTGCCATTTCACGAACCGCCGCCTCACAGCAGGCATCCTTAATCTGCTGAGGAATGACATCGTCATCAAAGGGCTGGCCACGATAGGTGACGCCTGCACGCGGCCACTCCAAGCTTTGCCACACGTCGCTCGCAGCGCCAGGAAACCGGATACGATACGTGTTGTCCAGCCAAGCCGTGGCGCGCCTCAAAGCTTGTTCGGCCGGCTCAATCGGAGACGATGAGAACGGAAGCCCCTTCTTCACAGCATAGGCGGCGCAATCCTCAACGCTGACATAGCTGTCGGCGCTCTGGTCGCCAGGCGTTACGATCAAAGTCATTCGGTGCCTTCAGCTTTTACAGGTTCCAGATTTAATTTTTGGCGCGTGCATTAAGGTTGAAACGCGCAATACGTTGCCGCGCCGCCACCTCTCACTATCCTGAATTGCGGGCAATTGCCCCTGCCCGCTATTTGGAATGGCGAGGCTGTCGCTCGGTATATTGCGTTCGGCAGCCTCGTTTATGCAACGTTCACTGCGTGGTTCTTTGCGGCAGCCTCGCTCTCGAAAGGACCGGAGACAATCTCCTTGCCGCGTTTGACGTAGAACTTCCCACGCGGGCCTTTGCCGACAGTGAGACTTTCGACCGCGGTCTCTGCGATGCCCTTAGGCGGCACACAGGCAGCGAGCCGATCGTAGTAGCGCTGACGCGTCGCTCGGACCTCATCGATTTGTGCAATCTGTTCTGCGCTGGGTTTCTGGTATTTCATCCTTCCCTCTCAGACCCGGAGAGAGAGCGGGATTCTCCCGCTCTCATTGGTGTAGAGCCGCTTAGGCCAGTTTGTGGACCAGCTTCACGATGCGGATGTTCTTGGACTCGTACACGCGGGTCCAATTCGCCTTCGCCGCCAGTTCGGTGTTACTCGGCGTGTCCTTCGCCGGGACGCCCGAACCCGGGTCCCACTTGATGCCGCGCGGGTGAAGAACGAAATGACGACGGCTGATCAGGTACTCCTCGCCGCCGTTCTTCAGACCTTCACGCTGAGTCTCGGACGGCGTCTTGGGCGTACCTTCGGCGTAGCCGATGGCGCCGGGACCGAACAGATACGTGGTGTATTTTCCCGTGCTGACCGGCATCCCATCGTCGACGATGACGCGCTTGCCCTGGTACAGGCTGATCTCTTCCTTCCCTTCCTCGGGCGGGATGGTTTCGATCAGGCCCTGCTTCTTCATCAGACGGTGCGTGGCCGAGTGAACCGCAAGCGCCTGAATCTTACCCTCGGCATCGCCAAGAGTGCCGAGCGCATCGATAAAGGCATCGCTGTCGAGCACCGCCGCGGCGCCGGACAGACCGGAGATGTCGAGCGTGTTCTTGCTCTCGTCCCCCATCGCACCCATCGCGCCGTTGAGTACGTTGATGACAACCTTCTGCATCTGACGTGCCCACTTCGCCGCCATCAAGTCACCAATGGCGCGCATCGGATCGTCGCCGGCCAGTGCGCCAGAAAGGTCGGTAGCGCCGTAGACCAGAGCGCGACCGTTGACCACGGCAACGTCTTTGGACGCGCTGATCTTCTCGACGGTCAGGTCCGTATTTGTGTCCAGCACCTGATCGTCGCCGGTCAGGTCCTGCCAGAACGGCATCTGGACGGTCGAGCCGCCATCGCCCAACGAAATATCGCTGACAGTGGAGACGATACCGGCCTGCCACAATGCGGACAGTTCGGCGGTGCGCTCGATCACATAGGGATTGAAGATTTCAGGGACGATCACGTCCTCAAGCTTGGTCGCAGCCATGATGATTTCTCCTGTGTCTGGCTGATTTCACGATTTGAAACAGGCCAGGCATCGCCATGGCTGTTGGTTGGTTGGTTGCGGCGTCGCCGCTTGGCGATGATGCTAGGCAGCGATGGCCTCGCGAGCCGCAACCGCCGCATCGAGCGTTTTGAAGCCGGCAGCTTGTGCAAAGCTCTCCGCCTTGCGCCGGTCGGTGCGAAGCAAGCGACCCTGCTCTGTCTTGTTCCAGCCGGCCTTGCTGAAAGGATTGGTGTCGGTAGTACGTGGGCGCTGGTTGCCGGGGGCATCGCCACCCTTCGCCGGAGCTACGAAGACTTTGCCTTCATCGCTCTGCACCCAGTTGGCCACGTATTTTGCGATATCGTCGCCGCCGAGATCGGCCTTCATCTTGGCAACGCGGATGCCGTCTTCCTCGATCACCTCCACGCCGGGCTCCAAGAGCGCGCGAGCGGCCTTGATGAAGGGCGGGGCCGTAACGCCGGCCTCGGTCAAGGCTGTCGTCAGACCATCGGTAACGAGACGCTTGCGCAGATCGGAATCGAGCGCGGTGATTTTGCCGTCCCGCTCCGCGATCTCGGTCTCGAAATCCTTCTTCTGCTTGGCAAGCTTGGCTTCGTACTGGGATTTCACCGCAGCCGTTGCGGTTTCGACCTGCTTGCGGACATCGCCGCCGGTCGGATCGTTGATGCGGATAGCCTCCTCCGCCCGAAGTCGCTCGTATTCGTCGGGGTCGAAATCCTCGGGCAAAACCTTCAGCTTGGCGTTTGCTGCGGCGAGGTCGCCGGCCAACTTGGTCTTGTCGGCTTTGACCCGCTCATGCGCGGTCTTGAGGTTGACGACGGCAGGATGACTGTCCACGCCTTCCAGATCGAGGACATAGACCGTTTTGTCTCCGATCTTCTGTTCCTTGTATTCGCCGTGCAGGGATTCCGGCACATCGGCCAGAGCGTCCACAATTGCCTTGAGAGCCATCGGCTCGTTCTCCTGTGTGATTGCCCGCGTCGCAGGCGTTAAGCGGCTCTCGCGAGCCATGACGCGTCGGGGCGGCCCAGCAACTCGGCTGTCCACCCCGACATTGAGCGCACGTAAGGCGCTATCTCTGATTGATGTGCGAGCCACGCCTTGTGATAGGCGCTGGCCTCGCTCCAAGGCGCAGCGTCGAAGAAATGCCCGCCCTCGGCCGACATCGGGACGCCTGCTAGTACGATCCGGTCGCAATCGCATTCCAGCGCGACCTTGACCGCGAACAGACCAGACGAGCCGCCCCAATCATCCGTGGTGTGATCGATCTTTGGCGAGCCTGGCTTTCTGGCGTGCGCCCAGGTCTCAAAATCCATATTCGCGCCGGTCAATCGGCGCTGGCGTATCCACTTATCGGCTTTCTCGGGATGCAGCGTGACCGCAATGTCGACCTGACCAAGCCACGCGCCAATCATGTCGTTTATGATTATGGTCAGATCGAATCGGTACAGGCTGAGAGCGCGGGCGGCGTCATTCCAGACAGAAGACGCTCCGCCGAGAACAAGGGCCGATTTCACGACAGGATTAGATCCTTGCGAACCCTGTCTCGAACCCGGTAGCCCATGCCGAGATCGAGAACCCATTGCTCCGCCGTGCCGCGCACAATGCCGTAGTAACGTTCGGACAGGCCCTTTTCCTCGAACATGATGACGGGCCGGTATTTGCGAATCGTCTGCTCCGCGCCTTGGAGAGCGAATGGCTCATAACCTTCGATATCGAGGCAGATCAGGTCGCAGGCGCTCAGATTGAGACTATCGATCGTGATGATCGGAATTTGGCCGTCCGCCTTCGCATAGTGCGCGCCCGCGTTGCCTTCGACATTCACAAGCCCCATCGATCCGGCCATAGCCCCAAGACCAGCGCGGCGATGCAAGACGTTGTCCGGCACGTTGCGCTTGAGGCATTCATAGTTCGCCGCGTCGGGCTCAACCGTGACAACGCCGACAAAGGATTTTGCCAGATGGTTCGCCCATACTCCGACATTGCCCCCAGCCTGCACCGCAACGAACTTGCCTTTCGTCAACCGGGCAGCTGCATCCAGATCGGGCAACTCCTCATGGATGACCTTGTGGCACCAACCATCATCCGCCGGCCACCAGAAGCCGTCGTCACGCTTGATCAAATCCATGTCGTGGAGACCCAACCTGTTTTGATATCGCAGGGTTTCGGCTTGCCGTGGAAGGCAACCGCCGCGGCGTCCGCAGGTGGCGCATTCTCGCACCCATGCACCTTGTAGGAGGCTATCGACCGCTCACCGAACAGATCGCGGAACGTGTCGGGCTTCTCTCCGAACCTTGCGAACTCATCCTCGATGAACGCCTGATCACCGATGCGGCCGCCCGACAGTTCGTTGTCATATCGTCGCGATATGCCGACCGGATCGGCGGCGAATGTCTCGTAGAGAAACGAATAATCCCCGCTCCATGCCATCGTCGTCGAGCACAGAAGCTCAGGGCGGTAGAACTCATGGGCCATCGTGAACTGGTGTGGATGCGCCGCGATGTTGTCCAGCGAGCCGACGATCACCGTGTCTAAATCGAAATAGAGCGCCAGCCCGTCGAACAGTCCGAGCCGGAATAACTCAACCTTGCTCCACCAGCCGGGCCAGTTCTCCACCAGCGGTATCCGATCGCACGGCACGCCAACGTCAGACAAACATATGAACCGATGCGACAGCGTCAGATGGCGCGCAACGCCGTCCCGGAGTTTCCGCACCCACTCGGCGTCGTACTGACCGCCAGAGCGCAACACACAGGCAACGGTGAGCATCAGGCCGCCGGCTGCTCCTGATCGATCGGCAGACCTGTTACCGGATCAATCTCCGCCTCCGGCTCCATGCCTTCCTGATCCTTGGCGATCTCTTCCTCTTCTTCCTCGAAGGACCGCTCCGCGCTGATCAATTCGCCGCGCTGCAGGTTTTCGAAGAGAGACAGCTTCGACATGCCGCCTGACTGCCAGACCTTGACCAGGTTGACCGCCTGTTGCGGGTCCATGACCTGATCAACGAATTGCAGGTTCGGCTTGACCACGACCTGCTCAGGATCGGCACCGATCATCGTTGCGACGTAGCGCAACGCCTTCTCAAGTCCTGCCGCGCTGGCCTGACTGATTGTGGTGAGCGTTGCCGTTTGCGCCGTATACCGCAATCGTAGCGCGTCCCCGCTCTCGGCTGTGCGTTTCTCGCTATCGAGCAACCTTGCACCGGCCGAAATGGCATTAGCGCGTTCCGCCGCGATGGCGCGCTCATGCGCCAGAATCCCCGTACCGGACGGGCCAACGTACTTGAAATCAGGTTGCATGTTCGGCTCGCCCTTGAGAACGAGCACGACGCCCGCACCTACGGCGTCCGGGGCATCCCCATTGATGACGGTAGCAGTCTCTTGCCCGGTCATGAACAGCTGCCAACGATAGTCGGCGGTGAGCTGGTAGAGTGAAATGGCTGACCGGGCGACGCCGATCAGCG